TCACTAGGTGGTTTGAACCTACTCATTGGTCACCCCCTTACGCTGCTGCGATTGTGCCGCCTGTATCTGAACGCTTCCAGTCTGTTCCGTCAGAGAAAGCTAGGATTGCAGAACCTGCCGCACCATTAGAAACATAAACAAGAGTTCCAGCACCTGCGTCTGAAGCAGATGGGGCTGTCGCAACTGTATACGTGGGAACTTTGATGTCGCCAACAAAACCGTTAGTTGAGGTCACTGGACCTGAGAAAGTAGTTGATGCCATTATGTCACCTTTTGCATAAGGATTCGCTTTACAGTCTATGCAACGTCAGGAGGGCGGTAACCTGTCTGCAAAGCTAATTTTTGCCCTGTCAACATCTTACCTAAGTTTTTAAGAAAAAGAAAGTGTGATATATTCTGCGCAGCCAACACAAGGGAATGCGGCCTTGCCTTATAAAGACAAGGGACTACGTGCTGAATATAACAAACGTTACGGTGCTGATTGGTATCAGCGCAACAGAGAACTTACGCTTGAACGATCTCGCAAACGCAAAAAAGAAAAACGTAAAGAATGGCACGATTACAAAGCAGGTTTGTCCTGCTTTTTTTGTGGCTTCAGCCATCCCGCTGTAATAGACTTTCATCATCCTAACTCAAAAGGGGAAACTAAAGTTAGTTACTATGTGCGACAAAATCAGTGGAAACGAGCCTACGAAGAAGCAGAAAAATGTGTCCCGCTATGCGCAAACTGTCACAGAATTTACCACTGGAAGGAACGATACAAATAAAAGAAAGGGGCTACCGAAGTAGCCCCAGTCAGTCAGGGAGGTGTCCAAAATGAAAAGGACAACCTCATTGTAGCATAAATTATGCGCCAGGTGAACCGAACACACAGCGTGGGTCTGAGAACCCGAAGCTGTAACGCTCACGCGCTTTGAAGCGCATGTTACCTGTGTCGAAGTCAGCTTCCATGTTTGTTGACATCGGAGTACGCTCAAAGTGGACGAATCCACGAGGTGCGTCTGTCTTGATGAAGAACGCATCTGGGTCTGTTAGGAAGTCGTTGACGGCATAGCCTTCAGGCAACATTCCCATAGAACGTAGAGCGTTTACATCGTTGTCCGCTGTGCCAACGCGCAAGTTAGAAACCATCAGACGTTCTGCAACGAATTGCAACTGACGAGGGATAACCAACTTTGTGCCACGTAGAGCGACTTTTAGACCACGTTCGTCAACGAAACCTGCGATGTTGATCAAAGCATCTTCTAGAGATGTTTCGTTCAAGTCTGCCGCTACTGACGGTTCGTTAGCAAAAGTACCACCAGATGTTAGTGGGTGGTCTGTTGCACACAATGCTTTGCCGTCACCGCCAGCAGATGCGCCAGCAGTAAATGCGTTGTTAAGGATCGCTGCCGCCTTAACTTGCTTTGTGTGTGCCATTGAACGTGCCAACGCACGAGTATAACGTGAGCCTAGACGATCATAAAGGTTATCTTCGATAGCCTCTTCTGTGATCGAGAATGCCAACGCCACAGTCTCGTGGTTGTAACGAGCAGTGTATGCTTCGTTTGCGTTGTCAAAGTTTACTCCAGCACCCTCTGATTTAGTCGGTGCTGCTCCGAAACCGCTCAACATCACTTCTTCTTCGAATGCACGATCAGAAGACTCTGTTGTGAAGATCTCCGAATGTTGGTTTTCGTACCGTGAGTACTCCATACCGAACAAAGCGTTGAGACCTGGTTCCAACTCTTTCGCTAGTTGTGCGCGAGAGATAGCCATTAGTCAGTCTCCTTATGTCGTCACACCAACGGTGCCACCGCTGAAGATGTGATTGTTGATCTTAACAATAACATTGCCATTTGCTGCGGCGGTGTCGCTGTTCTCAGGATCTTGAGAAACATCGATAGCCTTCAACGGCAGTGTTGCTGTGGTTGCAATGGTGCTTTGGTCAAGCTCTTCGCGAGAGATACCAGATGTAGTATCGCCTGCTGTAGCAAGAATATCAAAGTTACCACCAATATCCGCTGCTGCGAATGTACCATCCGATTGAACTTCGAATGTTGCGTTCGGATCATCAATAACATTAGCCATGATGTCGTCTGCTGCCACTAACCCTGGATAAGAGTTAGTGAATGTTGCTTTGCCTGTTGTCGGGTCTGTGTATTCACAACCATTGAAAACACCCAGAATCAAACCTGTACCACCTGCTGCAACACGGGTAATTGTGCCATCTGCGCCCAAAGCGACTAGGTCACCTTGGAAGATAGCTGTCCCGTAGTTGTTCGCAACGCGATAACGGTTTTGTTGCTGAGAGCTAATGCTTGTACGAACCGGACGTAAGCCAAAAGGTGCGTCTTGGTTAGCCATAATAGCAATCCTCTAATTACTCGGAGTCGCGTTCACGACCTCCGAAAGTTACACGACTTTGCCGATTTTGATTGATCGGCATCGAAGGATGTTGCTCCTTCATTAAGTCCTGATCCACAGCAACCATTTGTTCGCGGGTACGGCCCCCGTAATACTCGTTTCTTTCCCGTGCTGTCTCTTCAGGGATACGGCACAACATCAGACCACCTTGTCCTATAACCCCCTGATATTTGCCATCATCGATGACTGGGGCTTCATAGTCTGGATACTCGTCAGATCGGACAGGTTCCCATCCTTCACGTAGCTTGGCATGGACGTTCATTTTGTCCTCTTCGCCACGCATAGCGACTCGAATCCAGCGATGCACATAGCCATCTGGGGCGTCAGGTGCAGCAAGGTGACTGGGCGGTGCCCAAGGTTTTCTGCGCGAATCTGCTTCGCGTGTTGCGCTTTTGCGCGGTGTTCTGTCAGCCATCTCTTACTCCTTCACGTACTTGGCGTATTCTTCAAGAGGTACGCCCAGCTTTTTAGCAATCGCTACTTGTGAATGCGTCAGCTTGACCGACCTGCGCCCCTGTTTATTACTGCGGGATGCGGAGTTACCAGCAGAAGCGACCTGACTTCCTCCACCCGATTTCTTCGGCGTTTGGAACTTATGTGGAAATTCCGAACGCATGCGTTTGTCAACCTCAGTATAATACTCATCGGTCTGTGGGTCAAACCCCTCTTCCTCGACAAGCTGTTTGTGTATCGTAAACGCAGCAGTTGTCATGATTCGGTCTTCACCAAACCAATCATTTTTCTGTGCCCAAGACTGCGCCCGTGGATCCGGCTGCGGCGTGGGTTGCTGCTGCTGTGCAGGCTGTCGCGCAGGTTGCTGCTGCTGTCGTTGTACTTGCAGTTTTTGCTGCTCTGCTTGCTGTTCAGCACGAGTCTTGGCAGTGTTATAACGTTGCGTCTCAACCGCGATGTTAGACAAAGCCTGTTGCGCTTCGATCATACGATCTGCGTCCCCAGACTCATAAGCCTCTTTATACGCGCGTTTCGCCGCCTCAGTCTGAGACTGCAAACGTGTGCCATACTCTGAAAGATAACCTGTATCCAAAGCCTGCATACGAGACTTCAGCTTCTTGTTCTCTTCTATCAACTGCTGAGACACACGGAGAGCTTCAGCTTTATCCCGCTCTTCTTGACGGTACTTTTCCGTCAACTTCTTGATGCGATTTTGAACGCCTTTACTGTACGAGTCTAGCTCTTCGTCGCCAGATTTCGCTTCTTTTTCAGGCTCTGACTCTGCTACAGCAGCTTTTTCTTCCTGCTCGGGAGTCTCGACTACCAGTTCTTCCTGTTCTTGATTCTCTTCTTCAGACATCTTTCACCTCTTAAACATGCTTGATATCTTCTGGATCTAGAATAGTAGCAATAACTTCGTCATCGTTAATGATGCGAACCTCACCACCGTCAATCTTGAATCTCGAACCAGAATAACGACCGATGCAAACCCACTGGCCTGCGGTACACCATGGCTCACTGTTCGGCCCGAACTTGTCGGGGTCCTTATAAGCCAGAGGCCCTAGCTTCATCACGTATGCCACAACCGTAGCAACGCGCTCACGTTCCCGAACCTCGTCGGGAATGTACAGGCCACTCGATGTCTTAGCTTGCCCCTCATACGGCATAACTAAAACCCGCCAACCAGTTGGTTGCGGGAGACGTTCAAGTAGCGGTTTGTCTAAGAGGGACGGGTCTAGTACCCGTTCTTTAGCGTCAACATATGCGCTATCCAAAGCGGAGGAGCCTGTTTTTGACTCTTCCCGTTCTTTGTTCATTTTCTGCGCAACGTGTTCAGGAAGATATAAAGTCTTCGACATCGTCTACGTTTTTCTCCAGCAGGGCCTTGATTTCTTCACGCGCGAAAGAGAGACCCCGTATCTCTCCCACAGACATTTTGTACTGCTCCCAATCCTTCACTGAACCGTGAGCGAGGGCGGT